CCGGTGTCCCTCAATGGAGTAGCGCACGAGGATGGATAGACGAACCGACTAATACTACATTTTCACCATGGACATCAGGACAGTGGAAATCAAGATTTGGAGGGATGAACTTGGGGGATCTTGGTTGGACTGATCAAGGCGGTCTTGCTTACAGCGATAGTTCTGGCCTGACCCCGGCAGAACAATCTGCTAATCTTGGTTTCCTCAATGCGATGAGTATGCAGGAAGCACAACAGATGGCTAGGTCAGCTGCCGAAGCTGGGTTGAACCCGATAGCTGCGAGATCTATGAGGCCGGTTCTTAATACGGCATTCGCTAGATTTGAAAGAGAGAACCCTGCTGTAGGTGCGGGTGAATTTATAAGGAGATTTGCGACTCCGTATGCTACAGATCCTTCTTCTGCTTACGGTGGATGGTATACGTCATAGTTAGGAGATAGATATGGCTGATAATTGGGCCGGTAGTAACAATCCTTTTATGGATTATCTTGAATATGAACCCCAGGCTGCTTACTACAGTAGTCCTGTTGGATGGACCGGAACTTCTGCGTTTGCTCCACAATCCCAGGGCCAACAGCGGTATTACCAGAACCAGTTCCAAGATGTTTATAACGAGTTCCTTGGATCACTAGGATCACAGGTAAGGGCAGGGGGTGCCCCTACGGAAAGGTGGTCTGATTATCTTGAAAAAATACCATGGGCTACACGTTATGCAGCTTTGACTCCTGATCAGGCAGGTAGAGGTACAAGAAGATTTAGTCCGGGTACGAGGCAGATTTACTTTTAATGTCAAATCCAGATTATAAAAAATCTAGAGATGCTTTGAAGCAGTTTCTAGAGGATCTTAGAAGTAGACGTGATCAACGCATGTCAGTGTCTCCTACTCCTATCCCTACGCCATCTGTTTCACCACCTGTTCCACTATCTGGTAGACATCGTACTGACACAGGACAAGCGGCGGTAGTTCCAGAGCCAGTTGATTGGGGCAAAAGAAGACAAGATATGTCGGGTATGTTTAAGGATTTTGGGATGGGTATGATTAATCCTTTCCATAAAACTGAAGCAAGACAATCTTTACCAGAAGATGCTTCATATATGCAGAAGGTAGGGGCTAATTTTAAACCACTGATGAGGGGTCTTGATGCATGGGGAGATACTATTAAACCGGGTGCGGCATGGGCTAATGCGGCACTTATACCGGGAGTTAGGCGAAGATATGGTGAACTTAGGGACCAGGGAATTGGACCTATGGCAGCTATGCAAGCTGCGTATGAACAGTCCGCAGCAGCAGGGGAAATACCGAAGTTCCAACAATTTGCTACAGAAGCAATTTTAGATCCATTAGAGTTGATACCCGGACTTGGTCTAGCAGGTGGTGCAGCTAAAGCACTTCCCAGGGCACTAAGAGCTGGTGGTGCAGCTCTTGGCATTGGGAAAGCTGCACCAAGACTAAGCCCCAGCCAACTGGCTGAATATGATTTCGGGCTATCCTTTCCAAAAGGTTCACCAGAACCTCCAACTCCACAATATGAACAGGCTAGGGCAGATCTTGAGGCAGAAGCACTGCCGGATATACAAAGGAAGCTGTTCGGTAGTCCAGAAATACCAATGCCCAGTCCTGATGAGGCTCGGTTACTTCCTCCTCGTGCTGCTTCGATTGAAGAATCACAAGGTGTTTCGGATAAATATTGGACTAAATGGGATAAGACACAAACAGAAAAACGCTATCTAAACGATCCAGTTCCAGTCCTGTTAATGAAGCGTGGCGCAAACCCTACTATTATGGTCGGTGATCTTAAAAAACTTTCTTCAAAGAGGGCAAGAGTGGAAACGCCTCTCGATGAAGTTATAAAGAATATTGCTGATACAAGACCAGATCAAAAGTACGGAACTCTAGGTAAAAGAATAGCGATAGAGGGCTATGGTTTAGATAACACACAAATCCGGTGGCTCACGGATTCCCCTGAGTTGGCTATGGCGAAGGCCAGAGGGACTTTACCTATTAGTGATGAAGCACGTATGCCTAGTCCTGACATTGCAACACCTAGCCCACGCCAAGAAGCACGTATGCCTATTGCAACGCCTAGTCCACTCCAACCACCAGAAAGAGTATTTCACCTACCTCCACCTAGGCCAACCACTGCAACGCCTAAAATGCCTACTACTGATGATTTTATTCCTGAATGGGAGCATGCTCAGTATGCTCGTGCTGTTAATCCTGATTGGTCTCCTGGCCCACCAATTATAAGAGGTGGACGTGTTGTTGATGAAATTGCTGATTCAGCGACTGGTGTTGTTGATGAAGTTGCACCTTTCGAAAAAGGTCTGGCGGGTAGACCTTGGCAAGGTGGTGCTGGTGAAGGTATCCGGGCTTTAGCCGAAGGAGCACCTTTAACATGGATTGCCAGGCATGCTAAACCAGAAGAGAGAACGGCAGTTGAGATTCTCAAGGAGATACTTGCCAGTCCTGAAGCAACCAAGATCAAGAAAGTAACCAAGGAAGAAATAACCAAAGAACGAGGGATACGTGCCTCTAAGGGACAGAAAGCTTACCAACAATCGGTAAAAGCGGCTGAAGCAGCAGGGAAAACGCAAGAAGAAATATCAGGAATAGGACAAAGGTCGAGAAAGTCTAGGCTGGCGGGAGACTTGCCGGATGCCAGGCTCGATCCTGAAAAGCTTAATGAGCAGCTGGGTGATGCTAATAAGCAGATTTTGTTTAGAATGCTTAGAAAGGCAGGGCCAGAGGGGGTGCATCCTGCTGGGATGCCTACTAGGGCCACAGAAGTTCTAAGTATATACGATCATAGTAATGCAGTAGATGCATTGGAAAATTTGTTTAGTAAAGGCTTCTTGCCTACTAAATATGAAGCGGAACTTCTCTCCAAGGTTTTTGGAGATGAGTTTGTAGATATTGTACTCAAGAGTAGACCGGGGACGATAGGACGTACCGGCTTCAGACCTATGGAATTGTTACTAGATGTTCTTAATATGCCGAGAGCAAACGTGTCGTCCGTTGATCTTTCGTTCTTGCTGCGACAGGGAGGAATGTTATTCCCTTCCCAGCTCCGTCAAGTAAGGGACTCATCCAAGCTAGCTATGCGTACTATGAAGAAAGGTGGTGATGAGTTATCCAGGGGGCTTCAGGGTGCTATGCAGCAAGCAGAAGGTGGGAGACTGTGGCATACATACGTAGATCAGGCTGGTTTATTTTTACATCGGGCAGGGGGTGAGCGGGTCGAGAGGTTAATTGTAGGTAATAAACAATTCCGTAATACTCCCAAGGGAAGACAGGAAGCTTTCAAATACGCTGAAGATACCGGTCAAACTGTACAGGAATCTACAAAAGTAGTGGGGTCTGAAGCTGTAGGTCGAATTGTTAATAAGAGAGAAGAAGCATTTATGTCAACTTTGGCAGGTAGGTTGCCATGGGTACGTCTATCTGAACGTGCCTATACTACTTTCCTGAACAAGCTGCGCTGGGATGTCATGGACGATATAGTCAAGAGAGTAGAAGCTGGTATGGGTAGGCAGCTTGACCCTGCGAATGCAGCAGACAAGACTTTATTGCAAGACATAGCGAATTATATTAACGCCACTACTGGTAGGGGGCCGGGTTTCAGGGAAGCCGCTGAACGATTGGGCATGGTAAGAGAAGGTCAATTTGGAGGTGCTGCTGCCTGGGTAAGTGGTATTGAATCAATCATGAATGCGGTCATGTTTTCGCCAAGGCTCTTTACGTCAAGATTTGCTGCACCAACCTATGCGGCTAAGAACATGAGGCATCTTGCCAACCTATATCCAGAGGCTGTAAAGGGAGATGCTGCTGCGAGAGAAGCTTATAAAGATATGAGCAGGACCGTTGCCTTTCAAATGGGTACTTGGTTTACAACAGGGGTTGCTTTACTGGGCCTAGCTAAGATGGCTGAACGTAATGGAGAACAGATAGAAGTTGAATTGGACTGGAGATCATCTGATTTTGGGAAGATCAAGGCTGGAGGTAGTAGATACGATGTCTGGTCTGGATATACCCAGATTGCAAGGGCTATAGGCCAGTTATATTCTGGGGAATCCAAGTCTTCAGGTACTGGTGAGATACGTTCTATACCCAGAAATGAAGTCTTAGACCGATTTGCACGATCCAAGTTCTCTCCTTCTATGGGAATGGTGTCAGAATATAACTTGATACCGTTAATAACTAGTGGAGAGAGTTTTGGTAAGGGACAGGGATTCCTTGGTGAGGATCGGGATATCCTGAAGGACATGAGTGATATTTCTCCTTTTAAGGGTGGTGGTAACATTCCCATGTTAAGGATCGAGAGGGGATGGGTGCCTATCGTTGACCAGGAGAGTTTCTGGACCAAGTTCTTTGTGCCCCTGTTCATACGAGATCTTTCGGATGCTGTAGATCAGAACATTTCACCGTTAATACCAGAGAATGTTGATGCGAATATCGCTGGCTCACGGGAACCTCCCGGCTTGTTGCAGGGTCTTATTACCGGTATTGGTAGTGGTCTTCCTGCTGGCCTTGGTCTGGGTGTGACTACTTACACGACCCTGGATGATATAACTGAGGGGATTACGGAGGGTCAGCCGGGTGGACCTGTTTCGTATACGAAGAGCCAGCCATACCAACGGCGTCAGGCCCAGGATATAAGAAAAGAACAAGACCTTGAGGAAGGCAGGACTCGTACTACTGGTGTTGGACACCAGATAGAAGAGAATAGGCTAAATGAATCACGCCAGTATAATGAACTTGCTAATAAGATACGAACTGATCCTAATTTAACTACTCAGGAAGCCCGAAAGATATATAACAATATTAAGACAGAGGCTAGAATTACACGTCAGGTACTTTCTCAAGGTCTTGGGGGACCAGAAGAGAGACAGCAAATTACGTCAACCAGGAGTCTCCCTGAACAGTACGCACATGATTTCTATACTAGGCTTGATGCTGCAAGGGAACGGCAGGGGGGTATACCGCTGACAGGTACTGAATATGAAGCAATACTTCTTGCATGGGAAACTGAGATGATCAATTCCGGTGATCCTCAGAAGCAAGCAGCTGTCCTTACTCTCAGGATGATGGAAAACAGGACAGATTTACCTCCCGAAATACTGAAGATATTAACTCCTGGGCAACTAGCTCGTTATCAAGCTGCAAGAATATTAAAGGGAAGGCATGAAACTGGAGTAATGCCTTTAGAATTGTACGGATAGCAATGATTTTGTATACTCATATTAACTGGAGGTAGATTATGGTTTCTCAGCAAGTCGATGTTCCAGAATCAGGTGATGCTCCAATCGAGGAGTCACAGGGTGTTACAGACCTGACCCCGGAGGGACAGGATATACCCGATTCTGGTGCAGTGGATGCGACTTCGGTAGAAAATGCTGTAGGCACGGAAACTACTGAGGCACAGCCTGTACCACCACAGACAGAACAGTCCGTGGGGGGGGCAGGACAACCTGAACAGGTAGAGCAAAAGCAGCCTGGGGAGGTAGACCAGCAGTCGTTTGGAGAGTTGCGTGACCAAGTTAGGGCGCAGCAGGAACAGCTACAGTATTACAGCCAGTTGGAACAGAGAGCTCAGATCCAACGGCAAGGAGACGAATACAGGGATAACTTGCAAAGGCAAGGTTATCTGCCGGAACAGGCACAACAGGCAGCTGATGCTCATACTGCACAGTTGCAACAAAAATCAGAGCTTGATCAGCAAGCCGAGCAGTACCGACAGTTTCGTGAAGGTCAGCGTAATGCAGCTGTTCATTATGCAAAGTTGCACAAGCTTACTTTCGATGATCTGTCTTCCCTTGAGAAGTTAAGTACTCCACAGGAAATGGAATCCGAGGCTAAGAGGCTTTCTTCTTACAGGGAAATGGAAACGGAACTTGCACAGCTAAAGCAGCAGCAAGTACCGGCTCAGTCTTTCGATAACAACCAACCGGCTCCTTCAGCTTCTGGATCTGAAAACGACTTACTAGACAAATACAATTCTGGTGATCGTTCCGAAGCAGCAGTAAATGCTGCAAGGCGGTTACTGGGAATCTAAGGAGTAATTAGATGGCACAGACAGCGACAACGGGCAATCTTGAAAATGCCCAACGTCAAATAATAGCTTCGGCTAAGTATACAGAAGAACATAATGCACCTGCATTGAATCTTATTGAGCAGTTCAAGCTGCTAAAGGGTGCAAAATCGATGACGGTTCCCAAGGTGGCACAGATGAGTATGTCAGACCTTGTTGATGGTCAGGATATAGTAGATGAAGAAGAGATCGGTATGACATCTGTTGACCTTACGGCTAGTGAGGTTGGCGCGAAGGTTATTATTACCGATAAGCTAGTTCGCCAGAGTGTACCTAACGTCTTTACGATGATAGGTAGACAGCTTGGTGACGGTATGGCGAGGAAAAAGGACGAAGACGTTCTTGCTTTGTATCAAAATCTCAATAGTGGGACTTTGCTTGGCGGTACAGGACCAACGTACATGAAGGCATCAAATGTACAGGGAATTATAGCTCACGCAAAAGCTAACAAGTTTGGTAGCCAGCTTTACATTCTTCATCATCCTAATGCAGTAGCATATCTTGCTAAAGAAGCAGCTACTACAGCATCGGCAACGTCTTCGGAAATCTCAAGTGGATGGACGGCAGACTTGTTGAAGAACTTCTGGAGTGGTTTACGTCCTATGAACGGTGTGAGTATTTTTGAGGACGGAAATATTACAAAAGATTCTGGTGATGATGGTATTGGTGTTATAGCTGATAAGGGCGCAATGGCTGCTCTTACCAGTGTTGATACCAGGACTGAGCGACAGAGAGATGCTTCTCTCAGGGCTACTGAAGTTGTAATGACAGCTGACTACGGTGTGTTTGAGCTTGATGATAGCCGTGGTGCTGGTGTCAAGTTTGATATAAATGCATTGTCAACTTCTAACTAGAGGTAAAACATGGTAACTGGAATAACTGAACGTAATAAAATGAAGACTGAGTTAGCTGGTATTGGCTACTCATTGAAGTACATAGACGAATGGCAGCCTAAGACTACTTTGTATCGTCATAAGCCAGCTTATACCGTTGAAGGGGGCATCGCTAAAGACATAGGCACTGCGGTGACTAATGTTCCAGGTAGCCCTGACTATGTACTCAAGAAGTCTAAGATCGGTTTGTTCCAGTGGCCTCCCAGTGAGACATGTGAGTGTCAGTGGTGTACAGCTAGAGTTGTTGAAAAGGTGAAGATAGAAAACGAAGTGCCGCAAGAGTACCGCTGTGACATCCAAGACTGTGGTTTCGATGCTAATGGTA